CAATATATTGCACCATTCGTAAGTAAAGCATGAAATAAGATTGCACGCCCTGGAATGCTTGCAATAGCAAAGACCACACAATCTTCAACTTCGCCTTTATGTTCTCGTAAGTCATATAAATATTCCTTTCTTATTTTGCAGTAAATTGGGGGTATGTTAGCATTAAGATAGGACATTTGGCAAGTAAAATAATTATTTACTTTTCTTGTCTTCTGTTTGTATTTCTTCTGGTGCTTTATAAGTAGCTAATGAGCCTTCTTGTTGTGAATATTGATTAGCTTGTGGAAAATTAGATTGTATATATTGAGATGCTTCGTAAACTCCTGGTTTACCTTGATAGGCTGCTGCTTTAATAGATCCACCAATTCCAAATTTAACAGCTTTACCTGTTCCTTTTTTTTGGATTCCTACTCCAGCCATTTAAATATTTATTTATCTATAAATAGAACTACACTTAATCCTGAAGTATTTGCTGTAATTCCAATACCGTCAACAACACCTACAGTTCCGGCTCTGCCTCCAGCATATACAACACCGTCTTCTGGAAGAAGAAATGTTTCAGTTTGACCTGCTCCAACATAAATTGGAATAAATACATTTGTGTTAGTTGAAGAACTAACAGTTGTAGAATTTGCTAAACCGTTAATAATTAAATTTCCTGATGATCCTGTTGATTGAATTATGTAGCCTCTTAATCTTGTTGAGCCTGTAAATAAAACTCCACTTGATTGATTAAATGGTAGTCTGACTGGTTTGACGTCTGATTTCATGTTGCTATTTTACCTAATATTTGTGGGGACGTAAAGTACGTCCCCAAAAATAAATTAATTATTACGGTGTTCCTGCAGAACCGAAGATTCCTCTAGGATCAGACCAACCGAAGCTGTATCTTTCTCTAGCTTTAAATCTAACGTTTCCTGTATCAAAATCACCTTCAATCGCCGTTTTGATTGGCGCTCTAACGAATTCTTTTAATCCGTTTGGAGCATCAGTCATAATGAAGAATGCATCTGTGTCAGTTAAGAAGTGATTCACTCTGTAACCTTCAGGTATCATTCCCATATTCAACATAGCGTTGATATCGTTAACGGCTGTAGAGCCATTAAGAGTTGTAGATAAAGGAGATTTTAAGATTCTCTCAGCAGTGAATTGTAATTCTTTTGGAATTATCAATTTTTTGCCTTGTAGAGCAACTTTTAATCCTCTTTCATCAACAAAACTAGCAATATCAATTAATGATTGCTCAAGAGATGTTTCTGATAAGTCTGCAGCAGTGGACAATATATTTCTAAATGTTCCACCATTAGCAAGAGGGTGAGCTGAGTTTAACATAGAAACTCCGTCTCCTCCTGGAAAGCCAGCATTAAAACCATTGTTTAATACGTTAGCTGCAATTACTTGTTTAGTTTGTGACATAGAACGCGCTAATGCTCTTGTGTATCTAGCTGCAAGTCTATCATAAAGGTTATCCTCGATAGCTTCTTCAGTGATTGCAAACGCCAAAGCAATTGTTTGGTGAGTGTATCTTGCTGTAAAAGACTCGGTAGCATTATCAAATACTACTGGAGCACCTTCTTGTTTAACTTCCGCGCTAGCGAAACCTGTAAGCATTACTTCTTCTTCGAATGCTCTTTCAGATGTTTCCATTGAAAAGATTTCAGCGTGTTCGTTGTCGTATCTATTATATTCCAGGCCGAATAAAGCATTCAATCCTGGCTCTAGTTCTTTAACTAGCTGATTACGTGTTATAGCCATATATGTTTATTCTCCTATTATATACCTGTGCCTGAGTTATAGAAATGATTGCTAATTCTAACCATAATATTAGCATTTGACACTGTCAAATTGCTATTAAGAGGGTCTTGAGAAATATCAATCGCCTGAACTACGAAAGTAGAAGCAGTTCCCGAAGTTCCCACGTCCAATTGAACTTGAGAAATTCCAGTTAATGTGCTTCCAGTTACGTTAGTTACTGAATAGTTTTGAAACAAATCCGCAACCACGAATGATAAATTCGCGTTAATTTCAAATACCGTGTCAGGACCATCCACTACAAATGCAATAATGTCTGAAGCATTTGTGCTTGCTGGATAAAAGTTACTGAACGTTGGTTTTTGAGTTGTTGGATTCGTAAAAAAACAACCATTAAAAACACCCACAACAGCGTTAGAAGTTCCAGCAACATATCTTGTGATTTGTCCAGAAGTAGTTGGTATTACCAAATCTCCTTGGAAAATCGCAGTAGTATTGTTTGCTGCAATTCTATATCTGTTTTGAGCATTAATAAATGGACTGCCGTTTAGTTGTCTAGATGGTCTAAGACCAAATTTTTCTAGTACGTTTGCCATTTTTTTACACTCCGTTTGTTGTTATATTTAATTTACAGTAGTCGACTTTTGCCAAATAATTATGACTTACGTCCACCACCAAAAGTTACACGGGACTGTCTATCAATATTGATAGGCATTCCTGGTCGTTGCTCCTTCATTAGATCATTATCAATCGCTTTCATTCTGTCTTGAGTAATTCTTTGGAAATACTCGGCGCGACTTTGCATAATCTCTTTAGGTATCCTAGCCAACACTAGGCCACCAACCCCGATCAACCCTGCGTATTTTCCTTCGGAAATAACTGGGTAGTCATGATCACCTAAAGAATTTTTAATTTCTTCAGATCTCACAAATTCCCAACCTTCCCTAAGTTTCTTAGATACATTTGCAGTATCTTGGAAACCCATAGATTCGGTTCTGATCCATTTATGAACAAAACCTTCTGGCGCAGGTGGTGCATCCAGACTTGATGGTGGAGTCCAAGGCTTCTTACGAAGATCCTTATTTCTTACTTCAGACTCGCGTGAAGTTCTACTTTTATTTTTATCGCTCATTTATACCTCCTTCACGTATTTAGCGTACTCTTCTAGTGGCACCCCTAATTTTTTAGCAATAGCCACCTGTGACTTGGTGAGTGTCACGGTTCTGCGTCCTTGTTGTTTTCTTCCAGCTGAAGCCACAGTTTGGACGGGTTTCTTTGGCTCATCTTTAACCTCAATTTCTTGAGATTGTGCTGTAAACTTATGAGGATATAATTCCTTCATACGTTTATCTACCTCATTATAGTACTCATCGCTCTCTGCGTCAAACCCCTGACTAACCAAGTCATCATGGAGCATAAATGCAGAATTTGTCATGAATTTATCGTCTCCGAACCATTCATTTTTCTCAGCCCAAACTTTAGCTTTAGCGCTAGGCGCGACTTTTCTTTGAGGTGTAACTGGTTGCTCTTTTTGAACTTTCTGTTCTTCCTCAAAGGATTTTTTAGCTGCAGCTCGTTCGCTCATAACAATACGTGCCTTTTCCTTCTCAACGGATAACTTAGTAAGCTCATCATTAGCTTCCATTATTTGAGTTGCATCTTGAGCTTCAATAGCAGACTTAAGCCTAGACTTAACCTGCTCTCTTTGAGCATCAACTCTTGCATCAAATTCTTTAATATAGTTTGTATCTACATCTAAATATCTAGCTTCTGTTTCTGAATATTTCTTTTGTAGACCTTTAGCGAATTCTAAAGCAGCTTGTTCTCTTCTTTCTGCTTCACGTAATCTATAAGTAATCTTATCAATACGTTTTTTAACGCTTTCAGTGTATTGGCTTAAGTCGTCAACTTCAGGCTTGCCTTCAGTTTTCTTTTCAACTCTAACTTTAAGCTCTGGTTTTTCTTCTGTCTCTTGAATTTCAACATTAGGTTTTTCTTCGTTAATGTTTTTTGCTCCATGAGATGTATAACCAAGATCAACTTCACCTGCATATAAATTAGGTAATGTAGATCTTTCTCTTTTTTTTGTTTCTTCTTTTATTTCAACTGAAGTTTCTTTTACACCATCTAGGTCTAATTCAACTTCAGGTTGTGTATTTACTACTTGTTTATTTTCCATGTTTTATCCTCCTTAGTACATGTGCAAAATATCAGCAGGGTTATCAATCTTAGCAATGATTTCATCATCATTAAGAATTCTAACTTCTCCGCCTTCTATTTTGAATCGGCTACCAGCATAACGTCCAAAAATTACCCAATCACCAGTTTTGCACCACGGTCCATTTGGAAATCTAACTTTGTCAGTATAACAAAGGTCTCCCATCTTAAGAACGTAGGCACAAACAGTAGTCATCTGAATAGTGTCTTTGGAATTATCTGATAGAATTACTCCGCCTTTAGTCGTAGCAGGGCCTGCATACGGCAATACAAGAATTCTATATCCCGTAGGATTAGGCATTCTATCTAAAACGGATTTTTCTATTGAATTAGGATCAAGAACTTTTTGTATTTCTTGTTCCTCTTTGTAAGCGTTTAAAAGACCTTCAATTTTTGAAGGAATCTCCTCTATCGTTTTTGTCGTTGTCATCATTCTCCTTTTTTAGCAGGTCATTAAGATCCTGAAGCAGAGTTTCTAAAGCTCTGATTTGACCCCTAGAGTAATGAAGTTTATCTATTGTGTCTATACCATAGCAAAGCTCTTCTTTTATAAGGTTTATTTGCTTTACTATGAGACGTTTAACGTCTTGAACTGTATTATAATCAAATATCATCTATTATTTTTTGTTCTTTATTTCTTTTGATACGTCTTTTTAGTTCTTGTCTCCAAATCCAATAGTCTAACCAAGAAGAAAATTTTTTAATTAAGTTAAATATCATTTTTTTAATTTCTTTTTTAATACTTTAATTTGTTTTTGCAATTTAAAAATAATATTATCTAAATCGTTCGGACCTTTGTCTTTAAAGTTCATTATTAAATTATTTTCTTTTCTCTTTTAATATGTCCTAAGACTGTTCCTTTGTGAGAACCTTCTTTAATAGTATAGCCAGAAGTTCCATTACCATTAATCTCAACTTCTTTTCTACTCTTCATTAATATATTATTTTTATCTTCTATATTTTTATTAGAAAAGTTTTTAGCTATTAGATCTTTTAATCTTTCTATCATATTAAAATGTTTTTTCTATTTTTAATAATGTTAT